AGCGAATTTGTAGAGGCTGTAACTAGCCGAGACAGCAATGATTTAGCATCATTCATTAACCGTCTAGATTACCTAGATGGAATGTGGGATGATAAACTTGAAGAAAAGGGACCAATGATTAACGTTCCTCTACTACTTACTTCAGCGATTGGATTAGGTAGTGAAACAGGAGAGTTCCAAGAAATTGTTAAGAAACTGTTTTTTCAAGGTAAACCTCTTACTGAAGAAACTGTCTTCCATATGGTTAGGGAGTTAGGAGATATTATTTGGTATTGGACCAATGCTTGTAGGGCACTTAACTTAGATCCCAATGATGTTATTTCTGAGAACGTAACTAAATTAAAAGCAAGGTATCCCAGCGGAGACTTTGATCCTTTTTACAGTGAGAATCGTAAACCAGGAGATTTGTAACATTGATGATTACCTGATAAATATAGTTATTATCAGGTAATCATTATGAGTATAGGACCAGTCGCAAGTGTTTTAAGTACCCCATCTGGATTCACACTAGATCAATTAAAACAGGCATTATTTAATAACGTCAGTCTTAGATTGGGTCAAGGTATCATTGATTTAGAACTTGATCCTCAGCATTATGAGGCAGCGTATAATTACGCCATTAAAATTTATAGACAACGGGCACAAAATGCTACCGCTGAATCTTATACTTTAATGACGGTTATTAAGAACATTGACACTTACACATTACCACAAGAATTTATCAATGTTCGTTGCTTGTTCAGAAGAACGGTTGGTTTAGAAACTGGACCTAGTTCAACTGCATTTGATCCTTTTTCAAGTGCTATTCTCAATACCTACTTGTTGAATTATAACTATACAGGTGGCATGGCAACATACGATTTCTATGCTGGCTATGTTGAATTAGCAGCAAGAATGTTTGGTGGATATGTTACATATACGTTTGATCCAGTGACAAAAGTATTGCGTGTGGTTAGAGATTTTAAAGGTACTGGTGAGCGCATTCTTATTTGGGCCGATGTTCAACGAACAGAAGAAGTCTTGTTGCAAGATCCAGGTGCTGGTGTTTGGATTGGTGACTTTGTTTTAGCAGTCTTAAAAGGCATCATCGGCGAAGCCCGTGAAAAATTTGGTACGATTGTAGGCCCAGGTGGCGGCACTCAATTAAACGGTGCAGCAATGAAGGCTGAAGGTAAAGCATCACAAGAACAGTTAATTGATGAATTAAAACGCTATGTTGACTATTCGCAACCATTGACATGGGTCCAAGGCTAACCTAAATACTTTATTTTGTAAAGCTCCTGTAATATAATATATATTTTACAGGAGCTTACCATATGATCATTGGCGTTACGGGTTTGATTGGAAGTGGCAAAGACACTATAGCAGACTATCTAACTACGTTTCATGGTTATAAAAGATTAAGTTTTGCCGCTTCTCTAAAAGATGCGGTAGCAGCCGTGTTTAATTGGGATCGTGAAAGGCTAGAAGGCACTACTAAGTCCAGTAGAGAATGGCGTGAACAGGTTGATCATTGGTGGGCAGAACGTTTAGGTATTCCTCATCTTACTCCTAGGTGGATTCTACAACACTGGGGAACAGAGGTCTGTCGTAATGCATTCCACACAGATGTTTGGGTAGCATCGGTAGAAAATAAATTAAGAACCTCTACGGATAATATAGTCATCACTGATTGTAGATTTTTCAATGAAGTTGGTGCTATTAAAAATGCAGGTGGAATTACCATCAGAGTTGAAAGAGGTCCAAACCCTGAATGGTATTCACATGCGATAAACTTTAATAAAGGTGAAAACGGTAATTTAGGATGGGCTCTTGGGAGAAACTATCTTGAACAATTGGGTATCCATGCCAGTGAATACAGTAGCGTTGGTTTGGAGTATGACCACATCGTTGAAAATAATGACACGATTGACGAATTGCATAAAAAGATTGAATCAATAATCAACCTGTAAGTCACCGCGTTTCCAAGTAACTTCTTTTTTCTTTACAACTTCTACGCAGTTAAGACAAATACTTCGTAAATTAGTATACATAGTATTTTCTAAATTACCGTCTACGTGGTAGACTATGATTTGTGTGGCCAGTATACTATGGAAACCACACAAATCACATTGCTTTTTCTTCTTATAACCACTAGTCATCCATTTTGGTTTCCTAGGTTTTAATTTCTTTTTTTTACTGCCACATTCGTCGCATATACTGCGGTAATGGGTTATACCATTGCGTTTGTAATTTATCGCACAAAAGTTTTTATTGCACTCTTTGCATATAGGGCGTGATATATCCATGTAAATATTTATCATAACCTTCGAAGGTTGGGTAATACCGCCTTTTTTCATTTATTTCATAAATAATAGTATACAATCAGGTGGTAAGCCTCAAAATTTTACAATAAGGAAAAAGAAAATGGCATTAGTTAGTCCAGGCGTAGAAGTAACAATTATTGACCAAAGTCAATATTTACCTGCCGCAGTAAATTCAGTCCCGTTTATTCTATTAGCAACTGCACAAAACAAAGCAGATGGTACTGGAACAGCAGTCGCGCCTGCAACAACAGCCGCAAATGCAAACAAATTATACTTAGTTACTAGTCAAAGAGATTTGGTATCTTTATATGGTACGCCTTTCTTTTATACAACAACTACTGGTACACCTATTCAAGGTTATGAATTAAACGAATATGGTTTGTTAGCTGCATATTCATTGTTGGGTGTAACTAATCGTTGCTACATTCTACGTGCAGACATTGACTTAGCTAGTTTAATTGGTTCTACTACAAGACCAGTTGGTGCACCAGCAAATGGCACATGGTGGCTAGATACGACCAATACAACTTGGGGTATTTCTGAATTTAACTATACTACTGGTCAATTCGTAACTAAAATTCCACTTGTAATTACAGATTCAGCTTATATAAGTGGTGGAGTGCCGGTGTCTAGCATTGGTAATATAGGTGACTATGCTGTTAATGCCATTCAAATAACAACTTTTCCTTCATCATCTACCGCACGCCAATACTTTTACAAAACTACATTAAACACTTGGGTACCAATTGGTTCAGCGGCTTGGTTAGGAGATTGGCCAACAGTTCAAGGCACTGCCTCTAATCCAACATTAAATGCTACCGATACATTTAGTATTGTTGTTAATGGAGATTTTTCTACTTTAATAACAGTACCTTCTGCAGGCACTGTTGCAAGTGTAGCTACTGCAATCAATGCTAAACTAATAACTTATCTTAGTGCTTCTGTTAGAGATGGTAAATTATGTATCTTCTCTAAGCAAACTGGCGGTAACAACGTGTTACCGTACAACATTGAGATAGTCGCCGATACAGGTACCGTATTAGATGATTTGGGGATCGATGCAGGAACATATAACCAACCTCAGTTTGAATATGGTACAGCAGCAGAACAACCATTATGGTATGCAGGTCAAACATATCCAGCTCCTACTGGATCGGTATTCATTAAAGTTGGCGCAACTGGTGGTGGCTTATACCCGGTAGTATCACAGTATAGTACAACAACAGCTAGCTGGAGTGCAAAAACAGTAGGTCTAGCAACATCAGATTGGGCAGCTACAGCAAGTAGTGATGCTACTGGTGGACAAGTAATTCCAGCTGGTACTGTTTATGGTCAATATGCATTTGATGATGAATATAACTACGGTCCTGTTTATTTATGGGAAAGAGTCGCCACCGGTCCTACAGTAGTTACTGGTACAGAAGTTAGTCCTACGTTTACTAATGGACCATATACTTTTACAGTAAATGTATCAATTCCAGGTAGCGATGTGTTATCAAACGATTTTACAGTAAGTTTAGCAGACAATACAGATGCAACTGATTTCGTAACAGCTTGGTATGCCGCAGGTATTACATATACTGATGCTTTTGTAACTACAGACGGTGCGATTCAATTAGTTCATAATGAAGGTGGAGAAATCATTATCAATGATACTCGCACATCAGGTACAAATGGTACACTATTGACAACTACTATAAGTGGAGGAACTATTAGTGCTAGTGCTCCTGCAGGATCACCATTTACAGGTGTGGCTGTCACTACAGTTTCAGGTAGTGGATCTGGAGCTATTGCTACTGTAAATATAATAGGTGGATCAACTTACGGACCCTCTAACACAACGATAACAATTACTACTCCAGGTGCAGGATATGCTGTTGGAAACTCTCTAAAGATTTTAGGTACGGCATTAGGCGGTGCAACTCCTGCAAATGATCTTTTATTTACAGTAGGTACTGTAGGTGCTGGTCAAGGTGTATCATATGGCTTATGCACTGAAGCAGGTTTAGTTAATGGTGTTACTAATGGATGTAAATATGGTCCAGCAGACTATCAAACATTTTCTGTTACACAAACTACTACTACCGGTGGCGGAACAGGTCTAGTCATAGATGTAGTAAGAAGTTATGGTATGTATGATGTAGATCCAATTGCAATTACTACACCAGGTATAGGATATGCAATTGGAGATACAGTTACATTCTCTGGTGTACAATTAGGTGGCACTACACCTGCAAATAACTTAGTAGTTACCGTTACAGAAGTAACTGGTGGTACAGTTACAGCAGTTACATATCAATCAGGTAGTGCTGCTCAAGTTTACTCAACTCAGTTAACTAATTGGAGATACTTTGCATATATTCCTAACGAGGGTCAACCTACTATCGCTCCTCCTGATGGTACTAATTGGTTCTACAGTGTAGTAAATCAAGTTGATATTATGGTTAACTACAGTGGAGGTTGGAAAGGTTATAGTAATCAAGGTTATAGTCCTAGTGGATTCCCTTCTCCTAGTGTAGTAAACTCTACCGATCCAAACGGTCCCCTTATCAGTACTACAGCACCTACAGCTCAGAGTGATGGTACACCGTTGGTGTATGGTGATCTTTGGATTAATACAACAAACTTAGAAATTTATCCAGTAATTTCGCGTTGGGAATCAGTTAGTGGCTTGGATCAATGGGTAACACTTGACAATGCAAATCAAACAGGACCCACAGGAGTTCTGTTTACTGATGCTCGTTGGGCAACTAACGGTAATACAAGCCCAACAGATGACCCTATCCCATCAATAACTAGTTTACTAACAAGCAACTATCTTGATTTAGATGCGCCTGATCCTGCACTATATCCAGTTGGGATGTTATTGTTTAATACAAGACGTTCGGGTTACAATGTGAAGCAGTATCAAGTTGACTATTTTAACAGTACTAGCTTCCCAGGAGCCACTTTACCTACTGAAACTGATGCTTGGGTAAGTGTAAGTGGTCTACAGGCCAACGGTGCACCGTATATGGGTAGACAGGCACAACGTGCCATGGTTGTTCAAGCACTAAGAGCATCTATTGATTCTAACTATGGTATTAGGGATGATGATAACTTCTTTAACTTACAAGCATGTCCTTACTATCCTGAGCTACAACCTAACATGGTTGTATTGAATGATGATCGCGGTCAGACAGGTTATATTCTTGGTGATACACCAATGAGATTACCTGACAATGCTGCTGATATACAAGCTTGGGCAAACAATACAGCTGGTGCAACTTCAACTGGAGAAGCTGGTTTAGTAACCCGCAATACTTATTTAGGTCTATTCTATCCAAGTGGATTGACTAGTGACTTATCAGGCAATTTAGTTGCAGTTCCTCCATCACACATGATGCTAAGAACTTTCTTAAGAAATGATGCAATTGCTTATCCTTGGTTAGCTGCTGCAGGTACAAGACGTGGTATTATTGACAATGCTACTAACATTGGTTATTTAGATGCACAAACTAGTGAATTCCAAATTATCAAAACTAGACTTGGTATTAGAGATACATTGTACTTGAACTTCATTAATCCTCTAACCTTCTTTACTGGTAATGGATTATTGAACTATGGTAACAAGACCAGCTTTGATTCACAAAGTGCATTGGATAGAACAAACGTTGCAAGATTGATTGCTTATATTCGTCGCCAGTTAACTATAGCGGCTCGTCCATTCATCTTTGAACCGAACGATGCGATTACTAGACAACAGATAACAGCGGTAATTCAATCTCTAATGATTGACTTAGTTGCTAAACGTGGTCTATACGATTACTTGGTAATTTGCGATGAATCCAATAACACACCTGCAAGAATTGACAGAAATGAGTTATGGGTTGATGTTGCAATCGAACCAGTTAAGGCTGCTGAATTCATCTACATTCCAGTTCGTGTTCTAAACACAGGTGAAATTGCTGCGTTAGGCTTAAACGGGTAAGAAAGTAGAGTAATAAGATTAGATAAATAAATATACAGGAGAAATAAAAATGGCAACAGCCTCACAATCGCTTTTTAATATGACCGTCGCTAGTGATAATGCTGGCGGTAATCAAGGTCTGTTAATGCCAAAGTTACAATTTAGATTCAGAGTATCATTTTTGAATTTTGGAGTAGATACAGTAAATGGTTTACAATTAACAAAACAGGTTATTGATTGTTCAAGACCTAACGTTACATTTCCTGATATCGTTCTTCCTGTATATAACTCTACTCTTTATCTAGCAGGTAAATATTCATGGTCACCCATGACTGTTAACGTTAGAGATGATGCTAGTGGCACTGTTTCAAAAGCAGTTGGACAACAGTTACAGAAGCAGTTAGACTTCGTTGAGCAAGCAAGTGCTGCAACAGGACAAGATTACAAGTTTCAAACTAATATTGAAATATTAGATGGTGGTAACGGCGCGGTTGCACCAGTTGTACTTGAAACTTGGGAACTATATGGCTGTTTCTTACAAACAGCAAACTATAACAACTTGAACTACAGTACAAGTGAAGTTGTAACTATTGGTCTTACCATTAGATATGACAATGCAATTCAATCTCCTCTACCTTCTGGTGTTGGTGCACCAATTGGAAGAATATTGTCTGGCGCATCTGTAACAGGTATTGGAGCAGCTACTTAATAGCTATATATGTCAGGATTTTTTCAAAATCTACTCACAGACGCTGCCGGAGCATTTTTCGGCAGCGATTATCTCAGAGATTATACTCACGCATCAAAAACATTTAGGACTAATTTTTACCAATATAGTCCTAAATTTAAATATCTATTTCATACCTATTTTGATATAGATGCAGGCGCATATAATCAATCACTTTCTACAGGTGCAAATTTTGGGTTAGCAGTTAAAACAGTAAAACTACCAAGTTACAATTTTTCAACGGCTAATATGAATCAGTACAATCGTAAAAGAATTGTACAAACTAAAATTAATTATGATCCTGTTACCATTACTTTTCATGATGATAATGGCAACCTAATTAGAAATTTATGGTATGCGTACTATACCTACTATTATAAAGATGGTATAAATTCAGCAGGACTATTTGGAGGTGTAAGAGGTGGACCTACTGCTACTCAAACAGGTGGTGGTGGAACACAAGTAGCACCCACTGGTGCGAATTATTTTACTAAAACAACTTATGCTAACTCAATAACTGGAAACGCTGATTGGGGATATATAGGAGAAACTAGTATTCCTTCAAATCCTGACGGATCAAAATCACCTTTCTTTAAAAGCATTACTATATATGGTTTAAGCCGTCATGAAGGAGCTGCATATACACTTATTAATCCTATAATTACATCATTTAGTCATGATACATACGATTATGCTCAAGGCACTGGCACTATGGAAATGACAATGACTTTAGAATATGAAACAGTAGTTTATAATGAATTTAGTATTGACGGTAGAACTCCTGCGACACACATTAGAGGATTTGGACTTGAGACTACATATGACCGAACATTAAGCCCTATTAACAAACCTGGTGCAAATGGTACAATATTAGGTCAAGGTGGATTAGTAGATGCTGCTGGCGGATTCTTAAAAGATATTGAAACGGGAAATTATTTAAGTGCAATTCAAAAAGCAGGCACAGCGTACAATACATTTAAAAATGTTAATTTGAAAAAGGCTGCAAAACAAGAACTGTTAACCGGTCTTCAAAACTCTTTAAATAATACTCCAAATACAACTAGAAACTCTTTTTATGATATTCCTGTTATTGCGGCATTGCCTGGACCTGCAAATCTTGCTGGCGCCCCTACAACAGGCGCCAGACAAAATCCTACTCAAATAGGTACACCTGATACAGCAGGTTATCAAGTTGTACCAGGTGTAAAATAAAATGCCTACAATAATAGACAATAGAACCTCATTAGATCAAACTGTAAGAATTTTTGATACTTTTTATTCTACTAACTTAGTTGTTGGTGCTGATCAGTATGACATTGTATACAGTTATTTTGTAAGTGTATGTGCCACTAAAAGAATTGCCGCTAATTTTTCAGCAGTTCTTTTTAGAATAGCACAAGAAGCAGATGTAAATGTATTAGATTTATTAGCTGCCGTACAAGGTGCTGAAAATAAATTACAAATGAATAAAATCATCTGTTATTATCTTAACAGTTTTAAATCTAAAACTACTTTATATGGCGTAGGAGTTGTTCCTCGTCCTGTACAACCTGTTGCTAGAAATATAGTACAATGAAATGGGTAAATGGGCACAGGGGATATTTACTCCTAAAAATCCAAAAAAATATGTAGGCAAGCACAGTCCTAGATATCGTTCAGGGTGGGAGCTTAGGGTAATGATGTTTTTAGATGAAAATCAACATATTACTCATTGGGCTAGCGAAGCAATATCAATTCCATATAGAAATCCGTTAACTGGCAAGCATTCAATGTATATCCCGGATTTTTTTGTTGTTTATGAAAATAAATTTCATCACATAAAAGCAGAAATTATAGAAGTAAAACCTAAAAGCCAAACTTCACTAACAGAAGCAAAATCAAGACATGATCAAGCACATGCCATTATTAATCAAGCTAAATTTGCAGCCGCAACAGCATATTGTAAGCAACATGGATATGTCTTTAGAGTAATAAGTGAAGATTCTATTTTCATGAACTCTAGAAGCAATATCAAAAAAAGATAAATATATGTGAGGATCGCGGTACTGCAAATACCCACCCTCTCTACTGCTATGAAGGAGCACCAGCAATGATATTTATCAACAATCGGTATACAGCAATCTATTATAAGATAATAAATTCTGCGAAGGAAAATCACATTTCTAATGACGCAGAGAGGCACCATATAATTCCAAAATCATTTTTTAAAAATAGATATAGAATAGGTCCTTCTGGGTGGCTTGATGGAAATCCAAACGATCCGAATAATATTGTGTTTTTGTCACAAAGAGAACATGCATTTTGTCACAAATTACTAGTAAGAATGACTCAAGGAAAAATGAAATCTAAAATGGTTTTGGCTATATGGAGAATGATGAATGGAAAACATAAAAAATTGTTCTCATCCAAAGATTATCAAAATTATAGAGCATTATTTACAGAGAATATAAAAAACATTAATCTTGGTAAAAAAAGAAAACCATTAGCAGAATCTCATAGAGAAAATATATCTTTGGCTACTAAAGGTATTTCAAAAACAGAAAAAGCAAAAAATAATATGAAAATTGGATGGGAGAACAGAGATAGAAATGTAAAAGAATCAACAAGAGAATTGAACAGAATAGCTAGCACTAATTTTTGGTCTTCATCTGAAGTTAGGAAATCTCAATCTGAAAAAAGAAAAGAATTTCTTAGATTAAATCCTTTATTTTTAGAAGAACAACTAAAAAGACTCAAAAAATATAATACTTGCGAGTATTGTGGTATTTCCACTAATATAGGAAATTACAAAAGATGGCACGGAACAAAGTGCAGACTAAATAACATATGACAAAAAAATTACAGGAATTATTTGAATTACCTTTGGATGAAGTTAATGAACTCGCTAAACCTATTCCTGATTACGCCCAAGACGTTACTACTGACGCTTTAACTAATTTAGAAAAAATTGAAAATGCACTACCTCAGGTTAGAGGTTTAGAAGTTGCTGATATTGAAATGGATGGCTTAGCTGACCTAGCTACATCTAGTTATAAAGATTTAATGGATCTTGGAATGCAAGTAGATAGTAGATTTAGCAGTGAAATATTTAATGTAGCTGGAACAATGCTAGGTCATGCTATTACTGCTAAAACAGCAAAATTAAATAAAAAATTAAAAATGATTGAATTGCAACTTAAAAAAGCTGCATTAGATCAAAAACAAGCTGCAAGAAATGAAGAAGTTGAAGCAACTCCTCTAGGTGAAGGCCGAGCATTAGACAGAAATGAACTACTTAAAATGTTCACCTCAAAATCAGAGGTCTCCTTAAAATCAGAGGACAAATGATAAATATTAGATACAGGAAATTATGATGAAAAGTTTAAAACGATATATTGCCGAATCAGTAAAAACTTACAATTACACTATCAAGATTGCCGGCGAGATAGATAAGAATTTTTTAGATATGTTTGTATTCAATCTAAACAAATTTGATCCTATCGAGGTTAGCGATCCTGTTAAGACTCCTATACAAAAAGATCCATATGGTTTTCCCAATCTAAGTAATGAACCTGTAACTATCGTTAAAGCTAAGTTTAGATATCCAGCTAATGAACCAATGATACAACAAATTGCTCAACTATTGGGTTATAATGTTAATATGGTTCGTGTTATTAGTACTAAGTTTGATGACAGTATTACTGATGAGTATGACAAATATGCTAATCAAATGGAAGAAAGCCCATTACTTACCCATGAACTCATGGCAGATAATGGCAAAGAAGCAAGCAAAGCATATGGTAATTCTTATTTAGATAGCATTAAGAAACAAATGGAAGATGGTAACGAAGTGGACATTCCTTATGCTGGTAAAAAAACTCCTCCAGCATTTGATCCATTTAAACCATATCTAGATGACAAGAAACTGGGTGACAAGAGCCCAATGACAAAGATTACAAGACCACCTAAGCCACGAACTGGCGCAATGGTTTAATTATTAAGGACGTATTAACATGGACATGAAACACCTACTTTCAACAATTGATCAACTTCAAAGTAAAGAAATACTTAATGAAGGCAAAGAAGCAAGCTATTCACCATCGTACCGTGTAGGTAAGACAGGTGAATTTGGTGATAAACCTCATATGAAAAGAGGTACGCCAGTCGCTGGTAAAATAGGTAAGTATGGTAAAACTTCAGATGAGTTAGGTGATCCTGATGTAGATCCTTATGCCGAGAAACGTGGTCGTGGTCGTCCTACGAAAGCAGGTAGTGAAACAGATACTAAAGATAGATACTCTGGGGCAAAAGACCTTCAAGATATAATGATTGGTAAACAGCCTGAAACATTACCCGGTAAAAAAGGTAAAGTACACAAATCTCCTCAAGATAAAGAAAAAGGCGCTACTAAAAAGAAAAGTTTAAAAGATTGGTTTGAAAGATTTGATGAGGCATTAAACGAAAATCTATCACCAACACAAACTTTAGTTCCAGGAATGCAAACTGGTTCACAAAAAGCACAACCAACAATAATTGATGTTAAAAATAACCCTGCATTGAAAGCAGGATTAGATAAGGCTGCAAAAGACAAGCAGTTAACAGTGGTTGGAATTGCACAACCTGGTTCAAGCACAACAGGAACAGGCATGACTTCAGGCACCCCTACAACAGGTATGTCTGGTTCATCAACTGGTGCAAAGATTGCAGAAAAAATCGAACCACCAATCAAAACTAATCCTGCTGAAAAGGGTAAGTATAATGGTAAGACCGTAGCAGAACTTAAAAAGTCATTAGCTAGTGTTAAGGCTCGTATGGCTTCTATGAAAGAACAAGGCAAAAAAGTTCCACATGATTTACGTGGTCATTTCAGTGAGTTAACTTTTGCTATTCGTGCTAAGCAAGAAGGTTCAGGCAAGTGGGGAGCTATCAAAGAAGCGGATCCTCCTCCTGATGGCGGTACAATATCTCCCTTAACACTTGAGGGCAAAAAGCAACATTATAACAAAGGTTATTATGACAGCCTAGCCGCTAGTAAAAAAGACGGAGCTAAGTCAATTGTAAAATCTCGCAAAGATGCGGTAGATGAAGAAAAAACTAGTACCCGTGATAACCGTGCTGAAAAAGCAGGTCGTAGAGTAACTAAAGACATAGAATATGATGAAAAGCATCATCATTTTTATGAAGAAAAAACAGTTACTCGTGACAATCGTGCTGAAAAAGCTGGTAAGAAAGTTACCAAAGATATTGAGTATGATGAAAAGGTAAAAGATAATATTCATGGTAAAAAGCGTGGTCCTGAAGATCAAAAAGCTGAAAGAGCTGGTCGTAAGGTAACTAAAGACATTGAGTATGATGAGAAGAAATTACCAACTATGGCTCATG